CGCGACAGCGTCAGAAGCGACAGTGCCCGACGGCCAGTAGTTTTGGGTACGGAGACCCGAGACGGCGTCGGTGTAGGCGCAGCCCACAAAAACGCCCACTGTACCAGCGGGGAAGGCGTCGGCATTGGTGCCGACATTGGTCACCTTCGTGATGGTGCCGTCGGTGTGCACTTGCACAACGTCACCGTTGAAGATGTTGGCTGCATAACCCGATGCAATCTTGATCTGCCGTGTCGAACCAGCGAAGGGGCGACCACCGATAAGATTGACCGGACGCAGGCCGTAGGGAGCGGCAGTAGTAGCCATCTTACTCTCCTTGTTGCGTCAAATGGCAATTACTTGCCAAAACTAGTCCGCGATGATCGCTCCGGTTTAAGAACGGGCATGCGCGGATCAGACTCGCGAAGGTAGTTACGATCCACAGAATCCATCTGCTGCTTGGCTTTTTGAGCCATTTGATCGTTTCTGTCCTCCACGATTTCGGTCGGGATAGAACACAGAAGCAGACCGCCGACTTCGATGTTGCCTTTGAAACGTGAATCCACGTCCGACATCACCATGAGTTCCGGATGGTCCTCGGCTTTGACTGGCGTGTAGCCCTCACGGAAGCGCATGGACACATTTCGGTTATCTGCCTCACCAAGCGTCGAGGTGCGAATCCAACGGAAGCTCATACCGTCCTTGGGTTCGGGGGTGGGCAGGGCCGAGGGTTGTTGCCATGTCCGCTTACGTTCACCCGCGTCACGGGTTTCAGCTGTGCGTGGGGTCCGGTCAGCCATTTCTCTGGTCCTTCAGTAGTTGCGCCGCATACTGTTCAGGTTTCAACCCAAGGCGCTTGGCGAGAGCAACCTGAGTGGAGGTCAGTTTGACTTTGCGTGGGTTTTTTGCGCTGCGAACAGCAGGGGCCACCACGTTGGCCGTTTTCCGAGGAGCAACGTCAACCTCTTCCGTTGCACCGCCGAAGCGTTCGGGGAAGCGCTTGCGCATTCCCTCGTTAATCTTAGCATAATACGTATCGGTGTTTGGATCAACACCGCTGCGTACCAACCGTTCGTGAAGCCCGTAGGCTGCGCCGGTCATCTCTTCATCCTTGCCAAACCAGTCGTTGTCCAGCAGCCATGCACGCTGCCGGTCATCTAGCTGTGGGGCCTGCGGATGCGCCTGCTGGTACTGCTGATACGCCCGCTGCAGCTGCTCAGGGCTGTACTGGGGCTGGACAGGTTGGGGTCGCCAGCTTTGCGCTCGGGAGAGACTGTTCTGGGCCTCGACGAGGCGCTGCTGGGCCTCAACAAGGCCGTCGGCATCCCCCGCCTCGTACGCCAGTTTGTAGTCACGCTTTGCCCGGTCTATTTCGGACTGGTAGCGGGCCTTCGCACTCTCAACAACACTGGACTGCCCCTTGGAAAGCCGCTCACTGAGCTGCTGGTTCTCTGCGGCAGCGCGCTGTGCGTACTGGATGGCCTCTTCACGCAGGCGAATGGCTTCTTGCTTCTGGCGTTCGGCCTCGTGGTACTCGAACTTCAGCTGCTTGATGCGCTTCTGCACAGACTCGCTGTACTTCTCGACTTCATCGTCGTCAGGGAGGTCTGCTTTGTGGTCCTCCGAGAGACGTGGTTTCTCGTCGGCCGGGACGTCATCCACGACTTCCAGTTCGAAGTCGTCGTCCTCGCGGTCAATCTGGTCGGTTTGTTCGTTCATGGTTTATGCCCTCGTGTAGCCGCGAGGGTCGTCAACGACGGCCTCCACGGTGTCGTCGTTGATAAGGCGGAACTCTTTTCCACCTACCTTGAATCGGGTTCCGGAGTAGGAGCGGAAGATCACGAAATCTCCCTCCTTACACCACGGCCCGTTCGGAAAGCGATCGTGGTCTGCGTACGCCTCACTACCGGCTTTCACAACGAAGCCAATGATCGACGCGGTAGACTCCGCAGCTTTCAACTTGTCGGGCATATAAACGCCGCCTTCGGTCTTCTCGTCGACCTCCAGTATGGCGATCAGAAGCCGATACCCTTTGGGTTCCGGCAGTTTGTGAACGAGTTTCTCGTCCACCGCAGTGGGTGTATACATGCTTCCCTCTGTTCGCAGTGATTAAGGCTCACCGTTGCCTGCCCCGGCCCATCCGGGGTCGCCTCCGTTAGGAGGATACGTGCCGCTCAACCAACTCGCGGAGATCGTCCTCAACCACGTTGAACGCTTCTAAGCGCCCGACGATCCGCTGGTATCCGTCGTAGTCTTTAACGGACCCAGCGGCGAGGTATTCTTTAAGTTGCTCGCGGTATTCAGCTACCTTCTTTAGAAGGAGTTGTAGTTCGTCCAAGGTCTGCTCCCTTCGCCATTTCAGACGCGATCTTCACGCCCAATTTCGCGCCTTCTGTCTTCTCCTTGCGGGCACTGGCGTCTAGCTGCGTGGCCATTCGCGCACTGATGTTTGCCGCATCCCGCTGCATATCGGCGTCGAGTCGTTCTTGCTGCAGGGCCAGATTTCCGGTCCTGGAGGCCGCGTCCAACTTGAAGCGTTCGACTTCAAGCAGGGCTTCGTGCCGCGCCCGGTCTTCCTTCAACTGGACCTCGCGTGCTTTCAGCTCCAGCTCCGCCTTCTGAATCTGGGTAAGCGGATCGTTCGCCTGCTGCTGCGCCTGCTGCTGCGCCTGCTGCGCTTGGTTGCCCTTCAGGAGCTTGTCCGCGGCCTGCGCGGCCATGCGTGACACTTCCCGTTCCACGTCCTCGGGCAGCGGAGCCTCCGGGTCAGGCAGCTCCACACCAAGTCGCAGCTGGATGTCCACACGATACTGCATGGCGATATGTTCGGTCATGTGCGCCGACAGGGCGTTCATAATTGCGGACGCGAACGGCGACTGCCCGACCATCTGTTGAATCTTCGGGTCTTGCGCCATCGCCATGTGCACTTGGATGTGTGCTTCGTGGTCCTGATAGGCGAACGCTTTGACCGGCTCCTGCTTGAGCATCGCCATGTTTTCAGTGACCGGATCAGCGGGCTTGATGTCGTCCGGCAGCTTGATGATGTCGTCGGCGTCCTGAATGCCCAGTACCTCCAGCATCTGTCGGTGCAGCTTGCCCATGTCGTAGAGCTGCGGAGCCTGTTGTGCCAGCTGCAGTGCAGACTGATACTGTACAACCCGCTGGGCCATTGTTGCTGCGTTCGGGTCAGACACCGGGATCACGTCTACGCGACCGTCAAAGTCCTCGGTGCGGCTGAACGATTCCCCGTCTTCGTCGTCCATGTAGGCGTACTGGTCGGGCATGTAGTCATGGATCACCCGCGCCAGCAGCCGAAGTTCGTTCTTCATGGATGCGTGCAGACGCGCCTGCACCCCGGACATGACCTTCAGAGACCGTTCAAGCAGGGCCAGCGTGGTGCCGACCGGAGCTTCCGGGTTCATGTTCCCGACCTGAATGTCCGCCACGGAACCGATCCGGCGGCCTTCTTCGACCACATTACCCAGTAGTTGGTACAAGACCCCCGACGGTTCCTTGTACGGAAGGAACGTAATGGAGTCGCGGATGGCCCCACCCGGAATGTCCACATCCCTGAACTCGCCCGGCATGATCGGCGTGTCGTCGCCACGAATGCGCATACCGCGGGCTTTGAGCCCCCCGGGCAGGTTGGACAGAGTGCCGGCGTCAATCAGCTGACGCATGATAGACGTCGCTGACTTGGCCAGCCCGCCGATCAAGTGAATCAACCCCGTGCCGTAGAACCCAAGCCCCGGCAGATACTTGTAGTGCACGAAGTGCATGAGTTTCTTTTTCTTCGGGTCGCCCTCGTCATAGTTACGACGAATTGACAACACCGTCCGCGACGATTTGTCGATAGTGATAACGTATGGCCGCGCGATGCCGTCAGGATCGTCGAACTCCTCCGGCATGTTCATATCCACATGCATTTCGAGCAGCGTGTAACGGTCATCATCATCCAGCGTGGCGGACTCGCCGTCGAGGTCGTTGTACTTCTCTTGGATGTCCGAAAGGTCCGCGGCGGGGGCGGGCAGCTCTACGTCGCGGTAAAACCCACTGACTTGCAGGCGCAGAATCTCGTTGGCATCCTTTTTCATGACGTGCGTGTAGCGCGGGCAGGTTTGTAGGTCCGACGCTCCGTACGACACCACGAAGTCCTCTACGGGTACGAACATGGACACGGGGCGCTCGCGAATCGGATCGTAGTAGACCTTCTTGAACGCAGACCCGGCCAGCGGGAGGCGGAACAACATCTGCTCCATCTCGTCCCGGTACTCAGTCATCTCTTCGGTCAGCTGGTAGTTCAACTCGTTCTGCACGCGCTCGGCCTGCTTGAACTTTTCAGGCGTGAGCCTCCCGAGAATCTTGGACTTCGCAGGCCCAGACGCCGGAAAAATCTCGCCCATGGCCTGTGCTTGAAACCGCACGACCGCCTCGGTGAGCAGTGGGTGGAACACCCCTGACGCGCCCTGCCACGGCTGACTGCGGTCTTCGACCTTGAAGCCCAGCAGGTCCAGACCCTGCATGTATGCAGCTGCCCAGTCCTTTCGCGACCGGCGGTCCGCTTCGAACTCCTGCACCAGCTCACTGGCCATGGAGTCCAGTACATCCTCGTCGATGAAGTCCGCGAGGTTGGCGTTGTGGTCCGGCCCAACGAGGTCGTCTGTAATGCCTCCGGTAAAGTCCAGAATCATACCGCCGTCGTCAGTCTCAATAGAGATCGCGTCCGGATTGATGATCTCCAGTTCGAGATCATCGTCTTCCAGCTCCATATCCTCGCCGTCAATGACGTCCTGCGGGATATTGAACGGGGTCTGTGCTTTTTCGATGGCCATGATGGCTCCTTAATACATCCTGCCTTTGCCACCCATGCCGCCCATCTGCTGGGGCATGGGGCGTGGCCCAGCGCCGCCTTTGCCACCCCGACCGGTCATCTGCGGGCCGGTATACATGCTTATCTGCGGAGACGGCGTGCCGTAGTTTGAGTACGCCACCGTGGGTGGGGTGGCTGGGTTCATGTACCCATAGCTTTCGTTGCCCATCTGCTGGGGCATGGGGCGTGGGCCAGCGCCACCTTTGCCGCCGTAGCCACCCATGCCGCCGTAGCCACCCATGCCGCCCATCTGCTGGGGCATGGGGCGTGGGCCAGCACCACCTTTGCCGCCGTAGCCACCCATGCCGCCGTA